GGGAGTGGGAATGAAAGTTAAGAACAAGCCTTGACACAGTTTAAATTACACCCCCATTTCTAATAAATACACCCTTGATATCTTTTCTTTTCCTGTTCCACAGAACAAAGTATTTGATTTTTCAAAATCAGATTTTAATTCTTTAAAATACAGTAAAGTTCTTAAAAGAATAGATGTTTCTAATGACTCTTTCTTATTTTCACTGGATAGTTTAACTGACATAAACATTGAAAGTGTTAGCATATCTTCAAAGAATTTATTCGGTGAACTTTCTGGTTTAATCTCCAAAAATGGAATTACCAAAATCGCAATAACATCAGATTATGTTACTGGAAGTGTAGATATGTCTAAGTCCGCAAAAAGCTTAAACTATCTTTATTCTGCTAATAACACTTTCACATGGGAAACAGAAAGAAACAGTGATTCGTTTATCATAACTCTCCCATACGCAAATATGGGAAATTATATTGATGCAATGCTGATTAATCAGGCAAAATGCAAGGCATCCACAGAATCTACAAAAAAAATAAATGTTGCCGGAACTAGAACATCAGCATCAGATGCTGCTATACAGACATTACAGAGCAAAGGGTATACAGTATCTGTTCCAGCAGCAACAGAATAATTAATTTAAACACATAAATTATGAATAAGTTAACAAAAAAGTATAAGGTAGTACATGAGGGAACCAAGATGGTTCTCCCTCTGACAGAGCAGGGTGACAATGCTGAGGTATTCCCAGCAGTAAATGCCACAGGAGTAGAGTTTGATACATACCCAGAAGCCAAGGCTTACGTAGATGAGCATAACTTGGTGTATGAAGAGCCAAAGTATGGGGAGTAAACCATACAGATAAAGAAGAAGGGAGTGTTGCTTAGCACTCCCTTCTCTTTTACCCATTAATCTTCCAGTAGATTTTACCCCACAATCTTACAAAAACATAAGGCTTTAGTCGCTTAGGAAGGTTAGCAACTTTCATTTCAACTCTCTTGATCTCACTAGGCGAAAAATCGCCCAAAATAACATAGCTATTCATATCAGTTATCTTTTTATTAATTATACACCCCACTATTAGGATGCACTGCAAAGATAATCAATGTTAGCCGTTCCTGCAAGTAGCTAAGATTACTCCTTAGACTTTTCAACGTTGACAATAAGATGGCATCCAAACTTTGCCTATAATGCCACACCGTTTATGGTACGGTTTATGTCTTCATACCCATCATCCCCTCTGTCAGGTCCATCTTCATTCATACCCCCGCAACTCATAATTGCTACTAATATAAGCCCTATGAGAATAATCCATTCTTCAGTTTTCATACTAGTAACATTTAAAATACTGCAGAACCTTCATTCTTACAGAAAATGGGGTATAAAAATCAGCAGTGAAACTATTCGATTTGTGATAAACAAATTTTTGCTTCTGATCAAAGCTCCTTACTTCAAATTTCTTTGTAAGCCCAGATGGGATAACTCCGTCTAATTGCAAATCTCTATAATCTACGCATTCGGAATTAACATAATACATCAATCTTACCTTTATTCTATAGACATCATTTGATGTATTGTTCTTTATAGAAAATACTTCATAAAATTCAGGACCTTCCTTGCTGAAAAATACCATATTTAATAAATATCCATCATTAACTATACTATTATCTGTTTCGTAAGAATTTGAATTACTCTGATGCCTACTTGAGCCGTACGAAGGTGATGTGCTGTTCGACTTATAGTTGTATGTTCCGTAATTATATGAGCTTCCAGGACCACCTTTAGTTCCAGCTTTTCCAGTATAAGGATTCACATTCCCATAAGACGAATAATTGTTATACTTATAGCCGTCAGGATTTGAACGCACATGTGGACTAACATAAGTTCCGTCTTTTTTGACATAGCCTTTTACCTTTACCTGAGAAAAGCATCCTAGCGAAAAGACATACAAGATTAGTGATAGAATTATTTTTTGCATAATTATATTTATTAAAGCGTTATTTTCCTGCAAAAGTACGAAAAATTCCAATAGGTTGTACCGGCTAAAGCTTACTTTCTTCGTAGTTTATGTTGAATCTAAATAAGTGAGTATCATCTTACTCATCATAAACGTCTGAAAAACAACCATATAACCTTTAAAAACTTTATTTTGAGCATAGTTAGGCAGAGCGCTTGGGTCTTCGTAACTTTGCACCAAGTTCAATAGTGGACGAAACGAATAATCTATTTTATTATGTCAGAATCTAAGACATACATCTTTGGTGAAAACCAAAACGGAGGTTCAAACGGAATGCTTGGACTTCTTGCTCCTCTGCTCCAGAAGCAGGGTGTAGATCCAAATGTGCTTCTCGCCATGAAGGGTAACAATGGCTTCGGCGGTGAAGGTGGTTGGTTCATGTGGGTTATCTTCCTCTTCTTCCTTATGGGTTGGGGCGGCAATGGCTGGGGCGGCTTCGGCAATAACGGTCGTGGCGGTCTTGCTAACGAGATTAACAACGACAATGGTCGTGCCCTCTTGATGGATGCCATCGGTGGCAACCGTAATGCGCTCAGCAATTTGGCAACTCAGCTTAACTGTACCGAAGGTCAGATTCAGAATGCCATTTCTGCCTTGACTTCTCAGGTCCAGAGCGTGGGTAATCAGGTAGGTATGAGCGGTATGCAGACTATCAACGCTTTACAGCAGGGTAACATGCAGATTGCTCAGCAGATTGCAAACTGCTGCTGCGAGAACCGCTTGGCTATCTGCCAGCAGACAGGCACCTTGCAGAACGCCATTAACAATGTGGCAGTAGGTCAGGAACGTGGCTTCTCTAACGTAGCTTACGAAACCCAGCGCCAGACTTGCGATTTGCATAATGCCATCAAGGAGAGTACTCAGACCATCGTTGACGGTCAGAAGCAGGCTGAGATGCGTGAGATGCAGAACAAGATTGATTCTCTGCGTGAGGAGAACAGTACCTTCAAGTCTTCGGCAATGACTTCTCAGATTGTTGGTCAGGCGGTAGCACCTATTAATGCGGTATTGGCAGGTCTGCAGAATGAGGTAGCAGGTATCAAGTGTAAGTTGCCAGAGACAGTGACTACTCCTTACAGCCCATTTACTGCGGTTCCTAATTGCGTGGCTTATCAGGCTGGTTTGTACGGACTGAATGCTGCTAACAACGGATTCTGGGGTTAAAGAAAGGAGGCTGCTATGTTATGGTTAAGACCTTATACATGGGTGAATCGTAACGGTTCGGCGGCTATCGCTTCTACAGGCGTGGCGGTGAATACTGCCAATGTGGTGTTCACCTTTAAAAACCACGCCTTCGTGAATGCCAGCTACAGAGGAACGATTTTCGTAAATCTGCGTCAGGCTATTCCGACAGGAACGACTGGAACGCTGCCTATCCTTTTCGAGACCAACGGAGTGACACAGGCTGTAACCAAGTTCAATGGTGAAGCTTTGACGGTTGCAGACGTGCCGGGAACTGGAGTGGTTCAGCTCTGGTTTGAGAGAGACACTAACACCCTTCAGCTGATGACGGGTATTGTTTAACAAACAGAATAGATAATAGGAGATTACATTATGTTTCAAGGTTTAAGAACAAATTCTTTATTCTATGTCCTAGATAAGGGCGAAAACCCGAATTTGCAGATTGGTCAGGTTGTTTCGGTCAGCAACCCTCAGACAAAATACCCTACCTTCAATAATGGCTTCACGCCTCAGCCTATGGAAACTGTGGTTGATGTGAAGGTGAAGATCAATGACGAGGAAGTGGATTTCAAACAGCTACCTGCCAGCGGGCAGATAGCGAACGACAAGAATCTTGTGGTGAGCGACAACAAGGAAGCCATGAGTGCCGAGGTCGATGCGATGCTGAGGCAATCCAAGGCGATACTGGCGAGCGTAGATTACCATGAGAGAGTCGTTAAATCTTGTGAGGGAATGCTACTGCAGCTCAACCCCCAGATAGCCAAGGAGAAGGAACAGGCTGAGAAGATTTCCAAATTGGAAGGTAAGGTTTCCGGCATGGAAGGCAAGCTCGACAAGATGATGGGATTGCTCGAACAGGTTGCAAGCAAGTAATCTCCTACACTATCTATTCACTTTAAAAATCTTATGATTATGATAATGGTTGAGATTACAGAAGACAAGTTTGATGGCTTGTATGAGAACGTGGAGAAAGGCTTGCGCTACTTGGATAAGGCAATGAATTGCCTTGGCGAAATGAAGCGTGAAGGCAGACGTGACCGATACGGCGAGCGCAACCGCATGCCCGACTATAGAGGTCGTGGAGGTAGAAGTGGTATGCGAGAGCATGAAGAGTACGACGACATGCGCCAACGTGAAGACCGTGGACGTGATTACAGAAGTGATTACGGAGAAGATTACTAATTAGTTTGGGGTGTGCTCAAAAGCGGGCATACCCCTTTCTTAAATTGATTGAGATTATGGAAAGAAAATACAGACAATCTTTGAACGCCTACGATTACCAGCCAGAGGAAATGAAGGCTTACCTGAGACATAACGGCTGGCACTTCAACAAGAAGATGTGTGAGTGGGCAGTTAAGCAGATGCGGAAGAACGGTAAGCCTATCCGCATGATGAGCAAGGATGATATTGAGGACATCTTGAAGAAGAACAATATCGTGCTGGAGAATAATGTGGGCTATGATGCGGTTTACATCGCACACATGTGCTTGGCTGATTTTTACGGTTCGTCTATCACGGAGGAAAAACAGATGGCTCAGTTCATCAAAGACTACGTGGATGATGAGGATCAGCAAGACGGTTTCATCTTCAACCGCTTCTATGCAGATACATCATTCAACGGTATTGGCATTCCTTGGGAAGAGATTTTGTAAAATATGACAGAGCAGGAGATTTACTTGGAAAGGTATGACTGGACCGTACACGTAATGTACGATGTTCACTCAAAGGATGCCATGAAGGTAAGAAGGTATCTTCGGGATTTGGGATGCAGCGGCATTCCTCTCGAAGATGCCTGTAATCTCGTGCTCAAAGGTGAACCAAACAAAGGGATAACCTATTCAAATGTTGATACCAGAAAAACGGTGGTAGTAATCGGCTGGACCACTTCTAAAGCAGAATACATGAACAGCCTCAGCCACGAAATGCTACATGTGGTTCAGCATATATCCGAGCAGTTCCTTATAAATATGTACACCGAAGAACCCTGCTATCTTCTAGGAACCCTCTGCCAAGCTGCCGCCAGTAAGAAAAGCCCCCTCTAGCCCCCGTTCCTCAGCATTTTATGCTGAGTCTCCTTCTGTGCATTTATTTAGCAAAAGTCTAAACAATGAAGAAAACACCCCAAATATGATACAACCTATCATTATTTTCGCTACCTTTGCATAAAAATAAAGCTTATAGCGTATGGAAACAATTATTTTAGTTATTATATTTGCGGTTCTGTTTATTTTATCCTGTCTGTCATTGTATCGTATATGTACAGTAGGTAAAACAAACGGTGCAATAGTTTCTAAGAAAGAAATGTATGACATGCACTTCGCTCCGAAAATAAGAAGGCTGCATATACGTTTATTAGCCTTTCTAGTCTTTGGAATGGTACTAGTTGTTGCATATCATTTCATGCCAACTAGACTAGGTGGTTACGTTTTCATAGAAAGGGATTTACCTAATCACAAGCAAACCATTCATTCGAATAGTTCTTGCCCATTAATTAAAAAAGGATATAGTGTAAACGAAGTACACTACTATACATATACTCCTTATGTTGATTGCTTCTGTTCTAGATGTTTCTATGAATCAGATGCAATAAAGTTTGCAAAGGGAGAAAACAAAATGTCTCATACAAAGGCATTAGGATTATAAACAAGAGAGGAGTGAGCCTTGCGCCCACTCCTTTCTTTATTTATTCCAGTCTATCCAGCTCATCCACCGCATCCATCATGATCCTGTCAATATTCTGATTGGCGAAGTTGATGCTCTCGGTATCGCTAGCCTTATCCCTCATCTTCTTCCATCGCTTCATCTGCTTCTCTGCCAGCTCGATTACCCTAACCTTGGCAGCTTCCTTGGAGTTTTGGAAGTGATAGTACTCCCCGATATTCGTGATTCTCTTATCAATCGGAACGTTCTTCGATTTCAGGCGGTCCACGTTTGCCATGGTCTTCTCCATTTCGTCCTTGTAGTTGTACCACTTGCTCTTGGTTCTCTGCAAGCTGCTCTGCTCACTTGGCGTATAGAGTAGGGAGCGAAGGAAAGGAATATCCTTGGTTTCCGTATCACTTCCGTGCTTAATAACACCGACAGCTCGCTCTGTAAAGGTTGCAGCGCCACCACCGATACCACCGATGTAATGATTCAGCATACTAGGGTTTGTTACCATATCCAGGAAACTGTTGCCCAGCATATCCTCGTTACCCTTGGCTACATCATTGGTCTGGGCATTCACCCATTTATTTACAGCCATGTAACCGTCAGGAATACCCTTGTAGGCTCTCTGCCAAGCAGGGGAATTTTCGTTCCAGTCACCACGTCTTTCAATAGGCGCACCCTTCCAGTCGGTATTTAACTCCCATTCAACGAATGGAGATAGGGCAGAAGGAGAGATAGCTTTGATCGTCTCGTTCAAAGGCTCCTTGCCAGCCGAAGAGTTACCGAGATAGTCCATCACAGGCACAAGCTGCGACATACAGCCTACGGCATCAAAGTAAGGATTCTTCTGTCCGCTTACGTTTGGCGAGAAGGTCAAGCCAGCAGCCAAGTCACCCAAGCCATAGAAGGCTCTTAACTCGATGGCAAGCGGAATCGTGATAAACTGACCGCCTCCCTTGTAGATACAGAGATTGTTCCTTCTCACGTAGTCAGGCAGCTCACCGTATGGGTCCTTCACGCCCTTTCTGTCCTTCTCGTCCTCACTCGCAATCAGCACATTGTTTCCAAGTGCAGCCAGCGCACCGAGTGCAAAAGGAATGGCAAGCATGTTGATAGAAGTTCCTACAGGATGATTCTTCAAGTTCTTCGCAAGAAGGTTCGTACTCTGAATACCAGCGTTGAAGAACATGGAGCAATGTCTGAGATAGCCGGAAGTAAATCCGTATGCCCATCTTCTTGCAGCCTTGGAGCCAGTCATTTCACCATTCTTGAAACTCTTGACGGCATCACCGCTACCATGGCGGTTGAAGTTGGTAGATACTTCCTTGGCATCATAGACAGAGCGGATAACGGAACGTCCGTAATCACGACTCGTACAGTAAGTAGTGAATCGGGCGATATTCTCTGCCACCTCATTCACGTTCTCCAAGTTACCGAAGAAGAAATCACGTACCAGTTCGCCACCCTTGTTCAGCTTGCTTCTTTCGCCCTTCACGTCTTTCTTGTATTCCTTGGTCCAGTCCTTCATGTTCTTGATCTGAACCCAACCTGTCTCACCGCCGTTCTCCATGAACTCCTTGAAGTATCTCTGAACCTTGTCAGAAGTATCAAGTGTGCCGTTACGATACTTGGCGAACAATCCCAAACCGGTATAACCGCTGAAATCCTTCAAGTTGATATTCGATGCACCCTTATACAGACCCAGCTGTGCGTAGTACTTAGCCCAGAGCGCCCCGTATCTTGCACCTTCCTTCGATGTAACGTTGCTCGAAGCAAACTCAGCATCACGGAAGGCGTTTCTCATCACGAACTCAGGGTTGTATGAAGTGCAGAGCTGTGCCATCATTCTAGAAATAGTACTCAAAGGTTTCATGAATCCCTTGGCGCTAGAGTTCTCCAGCAATCCATTCAGCGCCTGCGCTGCTCTAGGATTTCCGTTGATAACAAAGGAATGGGTCTTGCCGGCAATCTTCACGTCCACGATATGCTGTGATTTGTTTTCTGCTCTTTGGAACTTATAGCCGATACTGCCCCTGCGGTAAACCTTCGATGCCAAGCCCTGTGCAGCCTTTGCCTTCATGTCCTTATTGAAGTCTGAAACTATCTGGTTGATTTCGTCTGGTGTAGCGTCCTCAGGAATATCAGGATAGCGCTCATAAACAATACCGGTCATTGGGTCCTTCTCATACCATACACTCGTTTCTGTAATCAGATTATTGCCCGAATTATTTCGCGCGAATCTTGCGAAAGCCTGACGGATAGCGTTCATACCACCGTTCTTGATGGCTCTGTTACCCATCGCACCAATCTGCGCCAGTACGTTTGTTTCGCTCAGATACTTGTGTCCTCTCGCTCTCATGATCGTGCTTCCGATGTAACTCTTCGGGTCTCCCTGCTCAGTAATGTATCCATAAGTATCTTCTGCAGTAGCCTCATCATACTTTCTCAAAGGCACATACCAGTTGAACATATTAGATACATGACCGTGCAAATCCTTGCTGATGATTCCGTTCTTGTAGTCGCTGTCAATAGAATACTGGGTAGCAGCCTTCACCTTATCCCAATAGTCCTTCACAGCACCCTTCTTGATACTCTCCATCTTCGCTTCCGAATCCATCACGCTAGCAATAGCCTCTGCATCATCGTATGGATCAGAAGACTTCGCCACTTCCTGTATAGCGTGAATACCCGAATAGTCGTGTTCGCCAGCCTTATAGTCTGGGTCGATTTCGTTACTGATGAACTCATCCATCTGTCTGTAGTACTCCTTCAGGTCGATATTACCAGCATTCAGTTCGTTATCCAGACGTTCCTTCTCGTTACCCCAGCGGTTCTCCAAGATGTCAGCATCCTGCTTCTTCTTCTCGTCCATTCTCATCTGTCTGAGGAAGTCACGGACAAAGAACACTCTGTTTCGCTCCAAGCCGTGCTTGGTAATCATGTAGAGATTGAAGTTTCTAATCTTCTCATCGTCCTTCTTGCCATCGAAAGCATCCAGTACGTCAGCCATCGCCTTATCCAGAGGCTTCATCACGTTGCGCTCAAACATCTGAGCCGCATCACTCATCGCACCCTGCATGGTGTTCTGCAGTATATAAGGATTCTCGGAAGAGGCAATATCCTCAATCTTCTTGTCTGGCACAATCGCATTCATCAACTTCTTCAACGAAAGCATATTATCCATATAGCTCTCGGTGAACATATAGCCGTGCTCATCCAGCGAACGGTGGTATCTGTCAAGTGCCGTGCCGGCAGATGGGGTAGTACGGAAGTGAATCTGTCCGTCTGTCGCCTCGTTCCATTCGCTCTTGGTCATGCTCCCCATACTGCGGACCTTACCGTCATTTCCGTAGAACATACCGTCATGCGCCACAACAGCAGGCATACGCTCATGGTCGAGACGGTATTTCACCGCCTCGGCTCTCAGTTTCCAATATGGATCATTCGGATTCTTCTGCAAGTTCTTGCTCAACCAGAGCAGATACTTCACATCTTTAGTATTAGGAGCAACACGATAACCGATTTCATGAAGGAAATCAGATACCTTGTTTTTGATACCATTCCAGAAGCCAGCTTCACCCTTGCCATCCTCGGCGAGTCGGGCGATACCTTCCTCTATGGCATTATAGATATTCAGAGGATTGTATCTTCTCTCCTCATCCACCAGCTTCTTCAAAGCCGCATTCTCAGGCTTATCCAAGTCGTACCATACTTCACGAAGAAACTGGTTGAATCGGTCTTCACCAAACAACTCTCTCATTCCCTTGTGTCCTACTACCTCATGCCAGATGGTCTTCTCGGCAGTATATCTGTCGTGGATATTAGGCATGTAAAGATGTACCTCGCCAGTCTTCTCGTCATACCAACCAGTTATCTTTCTGCCTTCCTCAACAGCTGCCTTAGCCGCCTTGTTGGTGATTTCATCAACTGATGAAACCATATTCACCTTGCCGCCAGTCTTCTGAGCTATTCTTTCGATGTGGTTGTTGACTGCTGAGGATGGGCTATCAGATAGTTCTTCACCCATACGTTCATCACTTGGTCTTCCGTGGCGTGACCGAAGTGAAGATACCTCGCCAGGTCGTACTGAGCCTCCACGTCCTTCTTGATTAGAAGTAGAGTCCCAATAATGCCCGTTTCGTCCATCCCAACCTGCTTCAAGAGCTGAATCAATATCTCTTGGATTTCTGATAGTTTCTTTGTTGATTCCATTTTTAATATAATTAATTAATTCTTCATTCCCATCAATAGGGATTTTTTGATAAACGTTATAATCATTGTATTTATTGTATTTGAATACATAAAAATTATCAGCAGTGTACTCATAATTGACTTTTCCCCGCTTATAGTTTTTGTGTGAAGAGTCTATAGTATGAGCCAACACCGCATATTCATCCTTTGTCAATTCTATCTCCTGAGGGTCTTCCTCACGGAAGTGGGTGCCCTCATCCTCAGAAGTCTTGCGCTCCTCCTGTACCTTCACGCCCATCTTAGACAGACGGTCCAGTACTGGCTTCAACTGCTCAGGTTTAAACTCTGCAAGCATATTGTTGCCTCTAGTCTCGAAGTTATTGCCATTAACCAGTTTCAGCAAATCTTCATCCATGAAGTACTTGCCGCCCTTCGCCTTGCTCTTCGGTACACGAAGTTCATAGTAGTTGCCACGATAGTTATCTATGCGCTTCACCTTTACTTCACCATCCGATGAAGTAACTTCATCAATACCACCATGCCATGATGAAAGCTCAAACTTATCTGCCACGCTGTTGATAGGCGCATCATTGGTTAAGCCATTAGGGTCGAAGCGGTCCGGCATCAAGATACCAGTCTTCACCTCGCCAGTATCTGTAGTATATTTCACCAGCTGACCGCCCAAGCCCTGATCCTTGCTGTCAACCAAAGCCTGCATCAGATTACCAGTTACAATATAGCCATTCTTGCGGCTCTCATTGCTAGTCAGTCTATCCCAGTTATCAAAGTTTTGGTTCAATACTCTGAGATGGCTGTCTCCCATACCGATTGCCTGCTTAGTCATGTTGTCGATGGCGCCGATAATGTCTGCCTTGTTTTCACCAGAACCCACCTTGCCAGCGATAGGGAAGGTAATCTTTCTTCTGCCATCCAAGGTAGCGAAGGAAACAGAAGAGGCGTGAGGCGAGAAGTTATCAGTAATCTTGATGTCAATCAGTCTACCGTAGCTGTTGCCAAATCCGCTCAACTCGTTAGGATTGTTCATGTCCGTAGGCAGAACGAAAGCCTGGTCGGTGTCGAAGGTGTCAAGAACACGGTCAAACATTTCTGCCTTCTCCTTCAAGTTCTTCACTACATCATCCAGCTTATCCTTCTCCTGCTTGTAGATAGTCTCGTACTGATATTCAGCATTCTTTTCTATCTGCTCATCGGTCATGCCCGATTTCTCCTGACCCTTCTTTCCATCCTTGATATACTTCTCTTTTGCCTTGGTTGCAGCCTTCACCGCACGCTCCTCATACCTCTGAGTCTCGTCCGCAATCTTCTGGTCGAAGTATTCCTTCACGGCAGTCTTCTTCTCGGTCTTGTATTCATCCCAAGTCTTGCCGCCAGTCAGTCCTTTCTGCGAAGCCTTCACCTCAGATGCCTTCATCGGTTTCTTCAAGATAGCCATGTTCACCTTTTCTATATAGGTGTTGTCGGCAAAGGCGTTATCACCGCCCGGCTCAGCGCCCTGCTTCCATACTTCCTTGTGGATAGTCTTAGCCTTCAGTGGCAGCTCGGTAATCTCCAAATCGTTCTCGCCCATTTCGTTGAGTCGCTGAATCTCGTTGGCATAAAGCTCGCCAATCTCCTGCAACATCTTCTCCTGCTCGTTTACTCTCAGCAATGCCATACGTCCAAGCAACTTGCTTGCGTCACCGCCAGCTTCACCATCACCGACACCTCCACCACTGACAACAAGGTTTTGTGGGTTGATACTACTCAAATCATCACCGAAAGTCTTTTCCCATCCGAATGGATCAGCCATGCGTGCATAAAGGTCAAGATGTTCTGCCATGTATTCCTTAACCACCTTATCACCATATTTATTGGTAATATCGGCAACTTCCATTTCGTTGAACTTGCTTTTCTGAGAAGAAGTAGTGTTGGCATCAAGTGACTTCAACTTAGCCTTAAACATCATCAGCAGTCGCTGCTCGGCAGGAATAAGGGAAACCACATACTCGTATGCACCTCTTGCCACCTGACCGGTACGGTCGATACGTCCACGCATCTGAACCTCGTCATTCACGTCAAGCTGCTGCTGCGCCACGATCATCACACGCTTCTTCTGGTCCTTATACTTGCTCGAAGCATGAAGGGAAATACCGGTTGCTGCACTCTTGTTGAGAATAAGCGCATCAATCTTACCATCGTTAAAGTCGCGCGCGAGTTTCTTCTTGTCTGTATCAGCACGCTTCACCTTGGTAACAGTTCCGTTGTCGTTATAAACGAACTCGGTCTGTCTACCGGTCAGCTCGCCCACCTTATAGCCAGCCTTCTGCAGCTCGTTCTTGATAACATCAATAGGGGAGAGTGAAAGACCGGTACTTGTCTGTTCAATCTTCCTTTCCAGTTCGTGATAAGCCTCAACTGCCTCATCACCCAAATCCGAAAGCTTGATGTAACCGCTTTCGCTGTTATCCTTGGCATCTTTCTGGGTATAGCGAAGTGTACCTTCAAGACCCTTCTTCAAAGATGTACCCAAGTCAGGTGCGTCCATTTCCTCACCAAGCGCAAGATTGCCTGTCTGCGATTCATTGGTATTGTTCAACGCAATCACAGGCTTCATCCCCTGCTTCAAATAGTCAATGGCACGTTCTGCAGCAGACTTCGCTTTCAACGAGAGAAGTACTTGCTGAACGGTATTGAATGCCTTGCTGGCAAAAGGCTGATTCTTGATACCCAGTGCAGCCGTACCCTTCTTGATACCCATGGTAGACTGAATGGCAGCCAGCTCATCATTACGCTCATCAACGTAACTTGAAACATATTTCTTTTGGAAATTGATAATATCATTAAACAATCCGATGATACTATCATACTGTTCTCGCTGTTCCTGCACTCGCTCAGGATCATCAATAGCCTTCCAGTCGATGGTTACGCCAGTCATATCTCGCTCACGGCGAATCATCTGACCGCATTGCGTCAAGGTCTGGCTCATAATCTCCTGCAGGGTTGCACCACCACGCTTCACCGCATCAATCAAATCGGATGATTTCATACCGCCCTCGTTCATGGCAGTACGCAAAGCGTAGATAGGCATGTTGTCTGGTCTCTTGGCAAAGGTTGCCGAGAAGAAGGTTACATTCTTTGCCTTCTGAATAATGTGTTGAAAATAGTTGCCCTGACCGCTATTGCCACCAGCCGTGTGGCTTTCGTCAAGGATAAGATAGGCGTTACCCATCAGTTTTTCAATAGCATCACGTCTTCTTTGTCCGCTAAGGGCAGCAGCGCCGAAAGTCTTACCCTTCGCAAGTTTCTTCTCTTTTCGGGCGCCATTCTCGTCAAACTCATACACACCATTGCTTACTTGGCTGTAAGTAGTCAGCACGTAGTCGTATTCGTCTGGCAGTTTGCCGTTCTTTTCGATGTAATCAAGCACTCGCTTCACCTCGCTCTTCGATGGCAAAGCAAATACAACTTTTCCGTCTGAGTCGGTAATGGCAGCTTCCTTGGCACTACCGAATACGAATGGTCTCAGCTCAGGGCTTCCAATATCCACCAAGTCACGGTAAACATCGCTCAGCAAGCCAGCGGTCTTAGTGAAATATACAGGAACCTGCCCCTGCTTCTTGGCGTATCTGATAAGTGAAGCAGCCTGTCTTCCCTTACCGATACCAGTCATATCTCCGATAATAAAGGCGTTGCCCTTCTTTGCCTGCTGCAAGGCAAGAGCTACAGAGTCAACTTGCTCTGCTGCAAGATGAGAATACAAATCATCCTTATCATTATAGCCCAGTTCATCGACCAGGAACTGGTCTGCATCGCCCAGCTTTTCAAGGTTCTTATTCACCGCCTCCTGCTGGTCGGCAGGCATAACTGCTTTCAGAGTGAATGGATTTCCACTCTTAGGGGTATAGGTAACTTTCTCTGTACTTAGTCCACGTACGGATTTGTCCACCCGCTGTAATTGTCCCCGTGGTCCGCTTCCGCTCCCGGTGCTGGCAGATTCATCAGTACTTGGCTGAGCGTCATTCCGTCCAGCTCCTCCTGATCCATTTCCTCGCTGCTCATTGGTTCCAGTGGTTGGTTCTTTGCTTGGAGAAGGCTCTGTCCCTGTTCCGTCTGCTCTACTATCTCCATTAGGAAGTTCTCCATCTTGTCTTGGTTCGGTTCCTCGTTGATTTTCCAAGTCATCATGGGTTCCTGATACGGAAGTGGAGTCAAATAGGTCAGGCTCTCGCTCACCATCTGGTTTGCTTCCTCCTCGTTCTCCTGCTCGTACTCTCTCTTTAGGAGTACCAGTAACGCCTTGTTTATCAAGTTCTGGTTGAGTACTTCTTGTTTCTCCTCCGATGGAAGAATCCATCCGTTCACCTCGTAGTATATCATCTTCAATTCGTTTATAAAGTTCGTCATAATCTTTCACGGCTTCCGCTCTAGCCTTATCCTTTACTGGTGGAAAGGCATTCTCGTTCAAGCGTCTTCCGTTTATCAATATCATACGTGTAGGGTAGCTGGTTCCCTGCTTTGCATAGAGACCACCATCCACATTAATCACGTCCTCCACATTATAGTGGCTATAGAGATAACCAAGAAAAGCCTTGTCTTTTGGTTTCAGGCTTCCGTTCTTGGCATATTCCGTGTTGCCACCGATAATGATAGCAGCACGACCATCACCCTTCATGCTGTCTAAGGCATTGATAGCCATCTGTCCTTCCAGAGAAGAAATCTTGTAGCCGTCATAGTCTCTTGGTGTAGCACTACCGAATGGTGGGTTTGTAATCACAATATCAACTGGCTTTACCTTGAAAGACTGTGTTCCGTCCTGACTGGTCACATTCTTGAAGCCCTGTCTTCTCAGGTTCGCCAATCGCTGGGCATCAATATCGTTCACATGTACCTTATCCATTGGCAGACCGATGGTAAGCATACCGTTACCGGCACTTGGTTCAAGGGCGCTGTCAATCACCTTACCTTTGCCCTTCACATACATGTCTGCAAGGAAGGCGTAAGGGGCAGGGGTAGAGTACTGCTGCTTCATCACTCGCTCAGAATCACGCTGGTTTAGACTAGGCTGGTTCTCATAGAGTGTCTTGATGCGTTTGAATTTCTCGGCATTATTGGTTGATTCAGAAGAAGCGATACCTCTTGCTCGCTTAACAATAGCAGTTTCGGCAAGCTCCTGAAGGTCTGTGTCCTTAATATCCTTCAAACCAACTCTCTCAGCTATCTTTCTCAGCTCAACAATACCGTTAAACTTATGTTTGAAGCCCAACTTTATGTTCACGGTATCAATAAACTTTTTCTCAGCCATCTTTCTTTCCTCGGCACTCTTTGAGTCGCCCACCAGATTCTCCTGATGCTTAGGTGAAGTCTTCTCGTAGTAGTCAGCCCACTCCTTCAAGCTCATGCGCTGCTCACCATCACGATAGCGGATATTCATCATCTGCTCATAGATAGCATCCACATCTTCTTTCTTGAAAATCTTGGCAGCAGGCGCAAACTCCTTGCGCATTTCCTTCACCACGTCTTCAAGATTGTGCATACCTCTCTTGATTCTCAGGTAAGCATTCTCTGCCATGGCGCTCACCAGCTTAGGCAATACCTCCAGCTGTCTAGAGTTAAGACCAACAAACGAAGCAGACATTTCATCCTTGCCGGCATTCTTGAGCATATCCCAAAGGTCATTAACCTTCTTGTTGGAAGCCGCTACTGCCGCATCGTCAGCTTTCTGCTGAGGCTTCTTTGGCTGTTCTGCTTTACCCTTCTTCTCCTTCTCGAACCCTTCTGCAGCATTCTTGAAAGCTTCCATTGGGTCAGCGGATGGTTCTGCTTTAGGAGTCTCAACCTTTGGCTCAGCCTTCAATCCCTTGCGTTTAGCATAGATGCTTTCGTAGATAGCACGGTGCAAATCGTCTGTCACTTCTCCGTTCAGATAGTCCAAAGCCATATCCTTGGATAAATCGTCCACGTCAGCCTTCATAATCTCCTCCTCAGTCAGAGGATGCTCCTTCTTGAACTCTGCTGCAGCTGCCTCAATCGGGTTAAAAGTAGGGTCTGGGTTCTCTTCCTTTGGAAGGAGTGGGAGAGGACCTTCTTCATTCTTGCTGTCAATATACTCAGTAACCTCATTCAAGTCACCAAACTTCTTGCCATCATACTCATAGTAAGACCCAGTGTACTCGCCCTTCTTGTTAGGCTCATCAACCTTCATCACTTCCTTGTCTCCATCAATCACAATCTTTTGCTTCATGATAGGACCGTACTTTGATGGGGTCTCGGTTTCCTCGTCCGTCACCTCAATGCGACTTTCGAGTTCCTTGTTTTCTAAGTCGTCAGCCTCCTCTACTCTTGGTCGCTCTGCTTCGGCTGGTTCATTTCCTCCTGATGCTTCCTGTTGAGGTTCTTCAACGCCTGAAACATCATTGCCTCTTTCATTTTCTGAATGTCCTGTTCCATAATCTTGCCATTTTTTAAAGTCCATAAATTCTTTTATCAACTCTGGTTTGGTAGGTGCTTCACCGAATACATCGCCCTCGCCAGTATTTCTTGCTGCTGAGATACGGTTGTACTCGTCAAGCAAATCTCTGAAATCAGATACCTTACCTTCTAGAGCCAAAGCCATCATCTGAGAGATAGAAGAGTAACGCTTAGCTGCATCCTCACCAAACATGTCTGATGTTCTCAGCAACGTATCAACCTTATTGCCGCCCTGTCTTGCCTCATAGAGCAATTGGATAGCCTGATCAATCTCATCACGAAGAGAGAACTCGCCCAGCTTCATATTGTCCATCACCGAGCGGATAGCGTTGATAGCCTTGTTCTTCACCGTAGAGTCGATGCCCAGCATTCTGATAGTCTCAGGCTTGAAGATTGAACCCAAAAGAAGGTTCTTCACATACTCCCTGCCTTGTGCTGAAAGTCGTTCAGGGCTATCCATCATCTGTGCCACCTCATTCTGTCCGATGATGCCTTTATCTACTAACGTCTTTACCAAGTCATTTATTGCCTTGGAATTGTTAAAGAATGCATCAAGAGAACCATTTCCCTCAATCTCGGCAACAATCGCACCTACCTCGTCAGAAGTCAAGGTCTTAGCCTTGGCAACCGCCTGTTCGGTATTGCTCTGTGTCTTCTTCTCGTTTCGGTTGAACTTGGCGAAGGTAGCTGCATCGTATGGCAATCTCTCATCCGTCACCATTACCAGACGAGGATGCTCGATTCCGCTCTGCTCAATCTGTTCTCTTGTGAAGCCGAAGTTCTCGGCATTCTCCAAGAGGTCGTTGATGTATTCGCCATCTGTGCCTTCCTTTGCAGCCTTCTGTCCTGCCATGGTTCTACCATTGCCATCATATACGATACCCTCGTCAGATACCACTGGCACCTGCTCGATAGCCATACCGTTATACTTCCTAGCAATCTGGTCCGTATTCTGCTGAGCCGCCTTGTCGTGTTCATAATCACGGTCATTCACGGTTCTGCCCTCAGCATCGGTAGGGAATCCCTCAGATTTCTTGTAGCCATTGTTCACATCGTGAGAAGGAGTAAGACTTTCAGCCGGAACAATCTCATAGTGTCCCTTAATCTTGGTCTCTCCGTCAGGCAGCATTCGTGTGCGCTTGTTGCCTACAAGTCTAGGTGCATTCACAAACTTCTGTGCAGCCACGCTACCAGCTTCATGTGCGCCCTCAGTCTGTTCTGTCTTACCCACAGTCTCCGCAACCTTCTTGGCGGTCATAGCCTTCTTGATATTCTGAGCGTGATCCAATTGCTTCTTGGCAGCTTCAATAGTCTGATTCTTCAAAGCCTCCTGCTCCATGATGTCGTTAGGCTCGGCGGTATAGTCCACCTTCATCTTCTCGGCATCCTTCAAAGCCTTCTCTGCTTTCTGAATCTGTCCATCCACCACCTTCTCAGCATTCTCCCCGAAATCCTCAGTAAGAATCTCCGCACTCTGCTCAGGAGTCATTTTCTCATAATCTGGTGTAGGTCTTCCCTTGCTGTCCGTAGCCATAGGAACATCGGAACCATCGGCAAACTTTCGGGTCTGCTGAGGCTGCTCTTGTGGTACTAAGTCCTCATTTGTGGTATTATCTTCGCCCGATGTGGTATCAACTTTTGTTAAAGTGGTATCATCTTTTGTTAAATCACCCTCTTTTGTGGTACTATCTTCTGATTTTGTGGTATTATCTTGTGGTGCCTCCTGCTCCTGCTGAGGCTTTGCAGCATCCTGCATAGCCTGCTCCTGCGCTGCCTGATTATACGGTTCAGAGTTCTTCATCTGCAATCTCTGACGATATTCTGCAGCAAACTGGTCGATAGGCTGATTCTGAAACAGAGTAACCTCATCTGCCTTCACATAAACCATTTCCCTGGTATTAGGGTCGAAGCAGACAAGCATATCGCCGCTACCTTCCTTGGCTCTACCTGTAGTCTGGTCGAAGGCAACATCACCCGAACCAACAAGAAGTGTTCTTCCGTTGCTGTCTTGCACGTACAAAGCTTGCTCGCCATTCATTGCCTGACCGTTCAATGTTCCGTGATAGCTCCAATCAGAAACAAAGCTCTTCACGTTTTCCTCTATGACATCAGCAGTAGCCTGCTGCATACCCTGCACTCTAGCGTTCGCATTGATATATTGGGCAAGTGGGGTCAACTCTTCTTGGGTCAATCCATTCTGAATGAGTGCATCGTAAATCTGTGCCGGTGTCAAGCCCTGCTGGTGCAATTTCTCGAATGTCTGTTTGAAAACATCATTGCTTTCCATTGCTTCATCAACCGCCTGTTCTGCATTGCGAAGGTTGCGCAACTCATCAACTACCACGCCGCTATCCGGGTTGTCCGTTCCAAGACTATGCTCCTCGGCAACCGTCTTACCTTGGCTGGCAGACTGGTCTGCGTGTGGTCTCCAGCTAGGAAAAAGCTCATCTTCGAGTGCTCTCTTCACATGATAGAAGATTCTGTTCTCCTCATCGGTACGCTTCATTGGGTCCTTGCGCATGATTTTGTCAATATCAATAACAATGCTTCCTTCTTTACCAAGAAGTTCTTTGATAGTAGCCATGAAGTTATTAATATAACCTTTGCTTTCTGATCTGAGGTAGCCAAGCAAACCGTTTTTGTCCGCATACTTTTCCCAGTCAAGATAGAGCGCACTCTTCTGGTTGCGCAACTCATTAATCAGTCGGGCATTATTCGGGTCTGTAATACCCTTATTCTCGTCATATCCGTTTTCTTTAAGGAATCTAAACGCTAGATTAGTGACAGTTCCATCATCATCTATGAACTGCATATCCTTCATCCTTGCGTAGCCCATCAGCGACATCATATCGTCATTATCACGATAAAGCTTCTGCTTGTAAAGGATGGCACGGCGCTCATCGGCATTCTTATAAGAGGTACGTGTAAGCAGCGTTCCGTTCTTGGTGTATTCAAGAACCTGCTTATTCTTCACGTCGTTCACGCTGCGGTAACTTCTGCCTCTTGTGGTATTGAACAGCCCCATTGCCGCATTCACCTTCTCCTTGGTGCTCTGGGAAACATCTGGGTCGTTCATGAAATCCGTGTAAGCGGTCTTATATTTAGGATCTCTTGGAGCAGTCTTCGATGCACGGTCCACCTTTGTAAAGGCATCCATCAGATTCTTGCCCGATGCAGAAGAAATCAACTCGTTCTTCTCGTCAGGAGTCAGACGAATATCCACGGCGATAGGGGAGCCGTTGGCATTTCTGCCAATCACGAAATGAGGGTTATCATTATGAGTAAGATGATGCAGAATGTTACCCATCTTCACGAAATTGCTAGGCTCGCCAGCCTTGAAAGCACCCACCATCGCCACGTCTTCCAACCAAGTACCGAAGGAAATATCCTTGTCGCCAGTCACGTTGTCGGCAACCATCATGGTTCCAGCCTCAACGCCGAGACCAGCAGCCGTAGCGCCAAATTTCTGTGCGCCATGAAGCAATCGCTCTCCAGTACTCTTCTCCATACCGGTAATACCGAACTTGGAAACCCAAGGAGACATCACCGCACCAGATACACCGAACATAGCACCCGTTACCGCACCATGCTCAGCACCTTTCAGACCAGCCTCAGCGATAGCCTGCAAAGAAGTATCATCACCTGTTGAAGCCTGACTCAAAGCAGCAGTCACACCCGAATATCCTGCAAGGTTCAGCGAACTTGTAGCTGTTCTGGTTCCCAACCCCGACATGATCTTCTGTGCCGTAGTCATGTTTGCCACCTTGAAAGCCATCTGCTGTGCAGTAAGTTTCTGAGCAGCCTTCATCACGCCAGCCTTCACCAGTCCGTTAGTCAGAACACGGGTTCCAGTATTCACGGCAGCACTTGCGCCGGCACCGATTACGGCAAGCGGACCAGAATCAGCAGCCATGTTTACGGCAGTAGATGCGAATCTCGTACCGATTCCAGAGCGGTAGGTTTCATCCTTGTGACCGGCAACCTTCTGAATCTCCGCATCACCGTCTGCGATAGCGATACCTTCCTGCAATCTCTGTCTGGTATCTCTAGACATCACAGATGGAGCCACTACCATACCGATAATAGAGTTGCTGAGGTTCTTAGCAATGTAGTCAAGCGCACCATGAGGCATGATTTCCTCCTGATTTCGCATCGTCAGAGCCTTCTGAGCATAGTTCATAATTTCAGGAGTCACGTATTTGTCCACGTATTCCTCCACGCTCATATTCAGTTTCTCTGCGCTCTCGGCAATATGGCGCTGCATTCCCTTCTGCGAATAAATCTCGTTGATTTTGCTGCTGAGATTGTTCATCAGAACGTTCTGGCGGTTCACCTGCTCCTGAGTCTGGGCATCACGGAAAGCCTGTTCCTTTACCGACTGAGGTGCATAGATACCGCCCTTCTCGTCAAGGTTCTGCTGATACTGCTGACGTGTCAACTCCTGTGCCTCGTTCATAGAAGAATCAACCAAACTGAGCAGATCGTTAGCCAAAATGCCTTCGGTCTGTCCGTCATTTCTTACGAACTTGTTACCCTCCACCTCATACTGGGCAAGATTCCTAGCATCGTCCTCTCTCTGCTGCTTGGCTCTAGCCCTGCGAGCTTCTGGAGTAGAAAGCTGCTGCATCGTCTCGTTGAAGTTCTTGGCAGTAGGGGTTATTCTGCTTCTGCTGATAGGGGTAGCTCTTTGCTGTTCCTGACGTGCAGCCTGTTCCTGTGCTCTCTGCATTCGCGCGCGCATGTTGTTAGCCTGAGCCTGCTGCATCGGGTTCATCTGGTCGTTGCGCATGTGCATCAACCGCCAGTTTTGCATGTAGTCTGTACCAGAAGCTGTTGCCCTACTAGGCTGCTGAGGTCTCTGAGGCTGCTGCCTCTGCCTCTGCTGCTGATACTGAGCTGCCACCTGCTGTGCCCTCTGCGAAGTAGTCATTGGCTTCTGCTGCGCTACTGGCTTCTGCTGAGGCTTCGGATTTACAGCATGGAGTCCAAGCCGCCGCGCAAACTCCTCATAGGAATTACTGGAAACAGCACCATCAGCATGAAGCGCATCATAGAGCTGCTTTCTGTTATGATAACCCTGCTTGCCCGGCGCATACACGAACTTTCTGAAATGTTCTCTAGTTCCCGATACTGCGCCATCGGCTTTCAAGGCGTTATAAAGTTGGTCAAATTTATCTCCAGCCATATTTTATATATTAATGTTTATAATCCAAGTTTCTTTGTATTCTTATATCCGTTCTTCGACTTGCCGGCAGACTTTGATGCTCTCTTTCTGGCTTCTTCCCTCTGTCTTCGCAGCGCTCCTGCTCTCTGTGCAACAGAAGAACCGCTTTGTCTGTTGGTGGTTCTTGTAGTAGAGCCATCCCTGTTGAACACTTCCTTGCTGCTTGAAGTAGATGAATTGCCAGAAGTATTTCCATTGTAGTAAGCTTCATTTGCTTCATACATAGTCTTGTTGGATGCGTAATGTGGTTTTCCTTCTGCATCCCAAGTTACGTATTTGGCAGAAGAGCCTCCACCGCCGCCTGATCGTCCACGTCCGCTTCCCTTATGGGTAGCATTATACTGTGAAATGCTCAGTCTTCTGTTGGTCTGCTCGTCCTTTGTCTTATCACGCTGCTGCTTATACTCGAAGTCTCGCTGGTCCTTCTGCTGCTTATACTGTGCTGCTGCATCGTCCTTGCCCTTGCGATAGTCGAACTTATCCCTGGCAAGCTGATTATTTCTATCTCTCATGCCAAGAAGCAGTTCCCTGTAGGCATTCTGTGCATTGGCAGCACGTTCCTTCAAGCTGAGATTAGCCTGCTTGTAAGCCGCATCTGCATCAAGTGCAGCTTCCTTCTGTCTCTGAGCCTTTCGGGTCTGGTAGCCCTGTTCCATCATGGCAGTAGGGTCATTGAACTTCTGCAGAGGAGCACCCTTGGAAGTGTTCACGATATTCCCCATGTGACGCATGGCATCGGCTAGGGTAGTCATCATTTCCATGTTACGGGTTCTACGTCTGTCATACTCTTCAGGAGTTTCCCCTTCTCTCATTCCCGGTCTCTTCTTTGGTATGAGACTGCCAAGCCAGCCAAAGAAACCACCGTCCTTCTTGGATGGGTCAGACTGGAATGCCGGCGCTTCCTGCTTCTGGGATTCTGCTGCGCCCGAAAGGGCAGAAGAAAGGGAATCATAGCTTGGTGTTCCGTCTGCATTCCAACCGGTAGGCTGCTGAGGCATATTCGTGAAGTCCGTAACCGGTGCTTCCCCAGTCTGTACTGGCTGAACAGGCTGCGCTGGCTGAGGCTGAACCGCTGGTGCTTCATACTTTCCCACAGCGCCGCCATTCGGCTGAAAGAAATTCATACTCGCTGGCTGAGGGGCAACAGCAGGAATCTGCCCGTTAGGAGCGCCCTGCATCGTCTGGTTCATCACCTGATCATAATCAGGATGCTTCGCCCTCATCATGTCCTGAACAGCCTGAGGATAGCCGCCGATAGTTACCGGTTTCCTCCTAGGCTGCTGCGTATTCTGATTATTGTTTACTGCCATAGTTACTTTATCTTTTTGAACTTCCGACTAGGTTTCATCACTTCCATCTTAGTGGGAATACCATCACCTTCAAAGAGCTGTTCTGCTTCGGCAGACATAAATTCTTTAATTTCTTTGTGCTTCTTCTCAAAAAGGTCATGAATAAAGTCCTCGTTCTCTTTAAGCATCTTGACAAAATCCGTACCGCATAGAACAATTACATCGGAGTGGTCACCACCTTCCTCAGCAATATCAACCCTAATCATCTGGTCTGGGATGCCTTTTCCGTCCTTGCTTCCTACGAGTCCGAGTTTATGAGCCTTTGCGTTAAAGGTTTCATAAGCTTTGTCTTTCAATTCATCGAGAGTGCTTTTCGCATATTTTGCCGCATAAGACTCAAAAACATCATTAATGGATTCTCTTGCAGCTCTCATACACTTAGCATTTATGTCAACCATTTTTGCTGTAAGCTTCTTCTCCTCTTCCTCTATAAAATCATTCAGCTGAGGGTTGAATCTGTAGCCATTCGCCCAACGACGATATTCTTCGAATTCTTTTGAGGAGACTTTTCCTTCATAGACTATAACATTTGCCATCTTCCGGATCATCTTCTCAGCCGAAATACCATATTCGCAATACTCCTTAGAACCTTTGCGAACCACTTCAACCAGCTTGGTCTTCTCCTCTAACTCCTTCTTGGTAGCCGCCAGTTCATTGCCCAAGTCGGCAATCACCTCGTCCTTCTCTGCAAGTTGCTTCTCTTTGTAAGCGAGAGCACTCTCGGCACTCTTCAAAGCCCGAGCATCAATCTCGTCAACAATCTTGTCTGCAAGCTTCTTCTTCAACCTCTCATTCTCCTTCACGTACTTCTGGCACACCTCGGTCAGATTCTTCTCACGAATCTTTGAAAGGCGAAGTTCCTCTGCAACGTCAGACAAAACAGCGTCCTTATCCTTTAAAATCTGTTCCAAATCCACATTCTCGCCGAACATCTTAATCTTTCCTCTTAGGTGTCTAGAACTTTCCTTTCTCAACTCCTCAATCTTCATGTTCTTCTTGTAGATAACCTTGTTGAGTCGGGTAATCTCCTTGCCGAGACGCAGATTCTTCTTTTTGATACACTTAATCTCCTTTGCCTGCTCATCCAACAACGCATCCTTGAACTGGGATGCTGATTCTTTAAGGGCAGGGTTTTCTTCCTTTGCTTTCTCTTTACCAGAGACAGGTGCGTTAGCATGCTCTTCAAGCTCCTCCTTCAAGCGAGCCTTACGTGCATTAAAGGCTGCTTCAGCCATCATAATAGCATAACCGGCAGAACTAACAACTTGCATGGCTTCACAAATGTTGGGGTCCTCGAATTCAGTAAACTCTTCACTAATAGCGTAAGGCTTACCAGGACGTTCCTCTAACTTAAAACCTTCTTTCTCCAATATCTTCTTTGCTTCTTTTAATGTCATAATCTATATTATTTTAAACTTGTAGATAATATCCTCGTATGATGCAGGAATAATGCCGTTATCTGTCTCGATGTAATAGCAGAATCTTGGACCCCATTTCTCCGATTCCTTCTTTTCTTCTACAACTATCACATTGCGGATTTTACCATCCTTGCATAGCAACTTAGCATAACGCTCACGTCTGGTATTTACTCTATGGTTATACTGCTCGTCCGTTTCTTTTAAAAACTTCACTAAACCATCTAGCGTTATATTATTATTGCTAGACTCGAATGACTTTTCAATCTGAGACGAAAGACCTTTTCCTATCTTTACTTCCATATTATTTATATTTAATCTTTTTGACACTTCCCGAAAAATTAGGGGGTGGGGAAAATCGGAAAACCGAAATCCAAAATGAGGGGGGGTGGGGGGAGGAGGATTTTTATTTATGTATTTATCTACTATAATTTGCAACGGTGGTCAAAGGGGGTGGGGGTCTTGGGGTGTCCCTCTATGCCCTTGCCTCGACCTTGCCTTGCCATCCTCGCTGCCCTCACCGCTCTACACCCCAACGTGAGGGACCTTCGGTTTCTTCTTGTTGAGTTCACCCACAGCATCATCCAGCAGAGTGTGACCGCTAGAGGTGGCAGGATTCAGCAAACCGCTCGGATTGGTCTTGTATGACTTGCCAACAGCTACGTCCGTTACATTTCTGTTATCAAGCGTTGGTGTCTGATTGTCTAACTTGCTGCCATTCAGCGCCTTTGTGCCTTCTAGCTGTGACCCCAACTGGTTCACACCTGCCGACATCAGCGCATTTGACATATTTTGCGCTGCATCACTGGTTGCCTGCGCCTTCTGCTGCTCTATCTGCTGGCGCTCTCTTGACAACTGCTGGGTGTTCTGAAGGTGGGCATCTGCGACATGCTGCTTGCGTGAGGTGTCTTGTGCTGCGATATTGGCAACCGTGTCTCCAATCGTCTTGTTGGCGGCTTCCTTCGCCATTGCCACGCTTGCAGCAGTTCCACCGCCAACAGCAGCAGCGCCATCAGCCTTGCGGATATACTCATTCTGCACCTCCTGCGCTCTTCTCATGAGGTTCTGCCCTGCTTTGGTGTCTAGATAGTCCGTGTTGTACTCCTTGTCGTACCAAGCCTTCTCAGCGTTACTTCTGTACGTGTTCTCCTTCTGCGCCTTCCTAGCCGCCTTCTTAGCCTTGTTAGCACCGAACAGAGAGGACGCAACAGAGCCAGCCAGCATGGCAGCAGTCGCAATCCACTCTTTCTTCTCCCCAAGCACTGGGGATGAGGTCAAATTCTTTGGGATTTTTGATAATATTTCCATCATAATTGCAATTATTTAGAGTTTTCGAGGGCAAATATATAATATTTGGGGGTACGTTTTGCGGTATTCCAATCTACTCCGAGTTTTCGCCAAAACCCATAAATTTGTTAGTCGGGGCGCAAACATCTACGAAACCGTTTACCTCAACCCCTCCTATAAGTCTAATTTTGTAATATAAACTGCCAAATAGCCAAAAATGCTAATAGCTTGATAATAAAGATTTTAGTCTCGCTTATTCCCTAGGGGGAAACAAAGATAGATTGTAAAGAAAGTTCTTATTTCATAAATGAAGTTATTTTGCAAACAAAAAAGCGGTTTGCATTAATAGGTACGCACGTGCGCATAGTAAAGTTTAACATTTCGATTTTAGGCTATTTTGATGTTTGTCTGACACGAACAAGTACGAACTCCTCTCATTTTCGCTGATTTCTGCGATTTTCGGGTAAATGGTCGGGATTTCTCTCAAATTCGCAAGTTTTGAGCCGTTTAAGAGCCATTTTCGAGCAGATTAGAGCCGATTTTGTGGGTTTTTCGTAGATTTCATGGTTTTGTGCCGGATAATGTGCTCATCTAGAAATGATGAGGTTGAAGGATGATTTAGGCGGTTTTTTATTTCATAAATGAAGATTCTTTGCAAATAAAAAAATGGAGATTTTATTTTCCTAGTTGGAGAAATATTTTTTCCTAGTTAGAGAAGTGGTTTTTTGTGGTTGGAGTTTATGTGTGTGTCTCTCTCTATAGGGGGAAGAAGAAAACCTTCGGGGGATAAGGGGGCAGCGCCCCCACGGGCGCAAGCGCCCTCCCCATGCCGTGTGGGGCTAGCGCCCTAGAAGAAGACTGCATCGAGCCACTTGCCGAAGTGGTACACCGAATGCAGATAGCACACCACGATGAACAGTTGTATTGCCCAGCTGGCATACTTCACGGATACGGTCTTACTATCTTCCACCTTCCCGAATGCGTGAAAGAGATAGGCGATACCGAGGAATGATACCGCACCGAATACGATCCACACGATAAGTTGTAGTACTATCATCTTGCAATCTCCTTCAACTCCTCAACTTGCTTGAAGAACTCATCCAGCGTATCGGCTGTGTAGTGGATGCCCTTGTAGCGGATGAAGGAAGCGAACTCCTTTGAATCATCAACCAGTCTCAAAGGCTCTTCACCTAGAAGAGTTGATAATTTCATATTGAGGAATTTTGCTATCTTAGCCAACGTACCCAATGAAGGTGTGGTTTTGTTGTTAATTATCTTACTAACCGCCACCGTAGTAATACCCAAATGGTCAGCCAAATCCTTAGACATAATTCCTTTTTCTCTTAATATCTCTTTGAGATTTAAATCTATATCTTCACTTAACTTTGTTGCCATAAACTTTTAGTTTAATTATTTGGCTGCAAAGATACAAATTATAAACCAATAATTTACTTAAAAACTGTAAAATTAACCAATAGTTTAATTAATAGACGTTAAAGTTTGCCTAAAAATTAAAGTTTTTCATTCAAAAACTTGCATGAGTTAAACTTTTGGTTTATCTTTGCAATCGAAATCAAGAACAAGTTCAAGATTTCAAGAGGAACGATGGCACGTTTAGAACTTCACGTTTAACTACCTCTATAAAAGTACAGATTAGTCGGGAAAGTCAGAGAGATAGAACTCTTCAAACATCAAAGGAAAATGCAACCCAGTTAGCGAGACTGTAAAAGAGCAAAAGACAAAGAAGTCTATAACACTCTTCTAGGTTGAAGTAAAACCACACTCGTGTCAGAGTGAATAAATATCGAAACACGTTGACCCACGAACGTTAAGTGAGGGAGCTAGGCTGCATGTAGCTTGCAGACGTTGGGCGCAAACGTACACCTGCACAATTTTGAAGTTTAACAATTTAACAGTAACAAGTTATGAAGAAAGAGTTGACAGAAGCCGAGGTTGCTTTTATCAGAAGAGCACTGAAGCATTTTCAAAACTGGTTGGGCAGTGGCGAAGAGCCAGTGTTAGACAACCTAGTAAGTAACTTTTAAATACAAGGTATGAAGAAGTATATATTAGTACATGAACCAATAGACCCTAACGAGTCTCCTAGTATTGTTAGACAATTCGATACAAGAGAAGAAGCAGAAGCCTTCGGATGGAAGACAATGGGTAAACTTTGGGTGTATGAAATGAGTTTATAACTGCTGGGGATAAGGGGCAAGCCCCACGGGGCTGACGCCCCTCCCCAGCCTAACGGACAAAAGATTATGGAATTGATAGAAGTAGCAAGAACCACAAGCGAAGAAGCCTTCGACATGTGGAGCGCTGGTGACACAACAGCCTTGTTTTTGTTTATGATAGACAACTGCAAGGTTGAAGAAAAGCCATTCAAGCCAATGGGGTACGATAGTGTATTCGACCTAAGTGTAGACTATCTTATCTACGATAGAGACGGAATGGACGAACAATTAATTTTAGTAAAAAGACAATGGTAGCAGATAATATCGTAAATTTCCGCAAAATCGAAAGATTTGCAAACAGAGTGATAATGACACCAATATACACAAAGAACATAAGCGATAAGGAAACTGAGTTACTGAAACGAAACCTTAACAAGGTAGGCTACAAGTATATTGGACGCAGCAAGGACATGTATGATAACTATTACATAACTTACGAGCGCAAGAGTATTGAGCTGTCAACAGATAGTTGTGAGGTTATCTTCAAAGTAACAATAACAAGATTAAAATAAGAGACTATGAGCAGAACAGTAACACTTACAAGTGATGAGATAGTAAATATCACATCAGCTATTGAAGATAGAATAATCCTTCTAGAGGATTATCTTTCAAAACACGATGGCACTCCCGTAGCGCACAAGCGATTGAAGGAGTTCAAAGAAATTAAGGCAAAGTTGAACAATTAAACAGAAGAGATTATGGCAGTTAAAAGAGACTACAAGGAAGTATGCAACGCATTTGACAACTTGCGCCAAGAGTTAGGCGATAGCGCAATGCTAGATAGCCTATACCAGTTTATCGGCACAAATGAGCTAGCCGATTATATTGAACTCATCGCAAAGGATGAGGATATTTATATAAGCTATGATGGAGAAGTAGATACTTCACGACCTTATGACGATGAGGAAGAAGAGGAAGAGGAGGAAGAAGAGTAACTAACTAGGTGGGGAGCAATCCCCACCACAATACTACAAGAATATGAGAAAGAACAAGACATACGAACAGCAGAAGAAGTTCTATGACGAGTACAACGACTATGAGAGTTTAGGAGCCATCTTTGTGTATTGGCTTGAATGCGGCAACGAGACCGCAGCACAGATGCAGGAGACCTACAGAGAGTGCAACAGAGAGTGCAAGGAGTATATTTTGGAAGACCTCTTCCACCTTTGCGACCTCAAAACGTTCTACAAGTTCATCAAAATCTTCAACTTTGGGAAGAAGTAAACATGGAGCGGTCAGCTAATAGAGGAGCACATTCAGTTCAAGGCTGGAGACCGCACAATATTAACAATTTAAAAGAAAGGATTTAGTTATGGACATCACAATTTATGTATTATGCGCTTTATTTGGCGCATTGGCAGGTTACAGAATCAGAGACGCTAAAGATATGGAGGACGAGTAATATGAACATCATCAGAGTAACAAAGACATCACGCAACAGAGTTGACGTAATCTTCACTGGTTATCAGTATCTGTTCTTTCAAGCAGATTTCGGACTTGTGGCAGTAGCTTTTCGAGAAATGAACGCAACACAAGCGGAGAACAACTTTGTTATCATGCGTTCGGAACAGATAAGCGAGAAAATGATAACGAGTACAATAGAGAAGAACGAGAGCACCTTCAACAATAGATTGAATAAGTTTTTCTTCTCGAACGAGGACAATAAGCCTCAGCACACTTTACCATATATCGTAGATGTTAAACTGGAAAAGAGATAAGACAATGAAGAAGAGCATTAAGTTAGTATTGGTAGTGGCAGCGATAGTTACCCTACCACTTATGGCAGCAGAAATGCAGGGTGTCATTAATGACAAGGAAGTCCTTTTAGACTTCATCGAGTACTGCAAGACTTGCGAGAACCTCAGACAAGTGAATCCAGCCAAGGACTATACCAAAGCCAGCCTTCACGAACTGAAGAGCGCTGCACGCTTCTATGAGGAGCAGGACGATTTTGCCGACTGCACCGACTATCAGCATCAAGCAGAGATAGACAAGATTATTGGTAGAACTTATAACGCTAGAATGATTAACAAGTAAAGGCTATGAGCGCAGATGATTTACAGAAAGCTAAGTGACCTTCTTCTAGCTTTCAGCAACGAGGAAGCCACAAAAGGAGAACGTATCGCCATATCAAGGGCACAAGCAATCGTTTTTCGATATTATTTATCAAAAAAGTACGGAGCAATTTAAATTATAGGAGATTAAGATATGAACGCAAATAATGCAAAAGAGGTAACTGGTGGTTTTGTAGGTGTTGAGGTTAAGAACATACAAGACGTAGTAAAGGCGCAAGCCGCAGGACTTATTTTCGTAAGAGAAGATGGGTGGAGTTTTGATGACTATATTGAGGATGAGGAGACCGAAGAAGAGCGAGAACCGACAGATCAGGAAATCTTCGAGCGCATCACAAAGGCACTCGAAGAAGGAGAAAAGGTTTTCGCTTGCATGGAGCTTATGGATGGATTATGTGTGAGAGAGACCTCAATCACCATCATGCATACTAACTTCTTCATAGGTCAGAAGGTGTACCTTTTGCGTAACAACAAGATAGTAGAGGACGAGATTATTTACATCAGCCTAGTGAGGGGAGGAGGCATGGACGTATGCAAGTTAGTGTTAGATGGAGACCAAGGACACTACACTAAGGCGAATCAGGTCTTCGCCACCAAGCAGGATTTAGTAAACAGTCTGATGGCTGAGTAAGTTTAACAGAGGGAGAGCAATCTCCCTCATAAATAGTATTGAATATGACTAACGCTATAGTTAAAGATTTATTAGCAAAGAACGATTGGAGCAGAATCATATTCCGTTTCCAAACAAAGACCTACACTTTGTGGAGTTGTGATAAATTCCAGATAGATAGCTTTTGCATATATATCTACCCATCTGATGATAGGCGAGAAATGGACGTGTTAGACATTGAAAGTCTGATTTCCATGGATATTCAGAAGAAGAAACTGGAAGATATAGTAGAGGAGATTAAGCCATGACGATAGTAATAACATGCTTTCGAGACGCCATCCACGTAGATAAGTTCGGGCACAGATACAGAGCAAAGACAACTTGCATCATCAAGCAGACACCATTTGCCGAGAGATATTATCTCACGAACGGAATGCAGGTAAGCAAGAGTACTTGTCTAGAGAAAATCAAGTAGAGGTTATTGTTAAACTTCCATAGGGTGAATGCGGTACCCAAGCCGATACAGATGGTTGCAATGTACCATCCACCCACCAGTATTAATTAAAAAAGAAAGGATTTGATTATGAAAAAGTATGTAGTAGAAATCGTTGAGAAGGTAGTCTACAAGGTGGAGCGTTCTGCTGTTTCACCGGAATGTGCTGAAAATCTTGTAAGAGAACTATATGATATGGGTGCTTTTGAAGACGAAGGCGAGTTGGATAGTGTTTCATTTGATGTAGTAGAAGAGAAGGAGGACAAGTAACATGAAGAAGCAGATAGTTTTTGTATTGACAGAACTCTATGGCAACGATAGCGACACAGAGGTAAATGTTTTGGGAGTATATACCACCAAGACCAAGGCTAAGGAAATGCTGGCAGAGAAAAAGCAGAAGGTGCTGGAGTCATACGAGCAAGCCTTTTGCGGTGAGTATGAGGTTTCCGAGGACCACCCAACACTATTCGAGATTACTCACAAGAATGAGTATATTTGGGAGCAGTTATTAATAACAGAGAAGGAGTTAGCATGAGCAAGCGTTTTAAGTTCAATGAGCACGGTGTTTGCATCAATCCCGACCAGTCGGCAAAGGTTGGCAAGGATACAGCCTTTATCGAAATCACCACAGCATTGGTTAGAGGTAAGTGGACGTATGGAATCAGATACATGCTGGTAGACCGAGGGGGATGCTGGGGAAACAATCTCAGCAACAAGGATTGGTTCAAGACGCAGGAAGCAGCCGTGAAGCATGCCCTTGAATGGGCAAAGAAGTATCTGTTACGACAGATAGAATCAGAAGATAGTAGCAATACAGTCTGCAAGAAAGCAGGAAAGCTGCTTGATGAAATCAACAAGCTTCTCCCGAAGCAGGCCTATACACAGTTGGAATTATTTGAATTTTAGAGATTATGAACAAGAAAGAGTTTATTTTCGTCTTCCCTCAGTCAGGGGAGACGATTACAAAGGAAATGAATCCTTTGGCAGTAAAGGACGCTGCAATCAAGTATCTGAAAACTCAGAACGAAGTGAGAGGGGATATTTGCATCATCAAGGATAGCAAGGAGAACGTTATCGCCATGGGATACGTGAGTGATAACATGAAAATCTCCTTCTTTACCGAGGACGAGACCGTCAACGACATTAAGCCGATAGGAGTAATCGAGGAAGGAGGTAAGTAATGAGTAAGCAGGAATGGTTTGTGCTGTTCATCTTTCTGTTCACAATATTGATGGCAGTACTGGGATAAAAGGAAGCGAGTATGGAAAAGGCAAGAATCGTATTATATGATGATTTGGTAATCATTGACGAGACGGAAACCTTCTTCACGGATGCCAAAAATCTGGAATCAATCGTTATCTCATGCTTGCGCACCACTCCAGGCGCATTGATAGCTGAGGTATATGTGAAGGATAAGTTGAAATCGAAAATGACCCTTACCAACAAGGGCAAGCCAAAGAAGATGAGCATCCATCCTAACTGGGGTGGAAGGCGGGCAGGAGCAGGAGGAAAGCGAAAGGGCGAAGAAGTCCTATCCAGCAAGGTATGCTTTCGTGTTGACGAGGAAACATTGGAGTTTCTCAAGAACCTTCTAGACAAGAAGGGTGAGTATATCCGCAAGGCAATACAAGAGAAAAGAGAACGAGACACGGAAAAGGGTAGTCAGTAATGGCTACCCTTTATTCGTTTATTACATCTTGCCTTCCAGCGCATCAAAGGCAGACTGTACGTCCTTGCTCAGAGTTCGGGCGTATCTTGTGGTTTGGCGCAAGGTAGTATGACCGAGCACCCTTGCCACGATATTGATAGACATACCCTTTGAAAGGAAGAGCGTAGCAGCTGTGGCACGCCCCATGTGGGAGTGGAGACGGTCAACCCCGACCATCTGTCCGATAACTTTGAGATAGTCGTTATATTTCTGATTGGAAATCTTTGGCAGCGAGAAATCGTATTTAACTAGAATCTCTACAGCAGGGGAAAGCAGTTGGAACACGAAATCAGTATCTGTCTTTGTGCGCTTGGCATGATAGAACATCTTGCCATCCTTCTCAACGCAGTTGGCATAATCGAATGAAGCAAGGTCAGAGTAAGCCAGTCCGGTGTAGCATTGGAAGAGAAACAAATCTCTTGCCGCCTGCAAATGAGGAGTGGAAAGGTCAAGCTTCTTGATGTCATTGAACTGCTCTTCGGTACAGCAGTCAACATACTGCTTTTCGCCCTTGCCAATATGGAATGGCAGAAACTTGTATGGATTCTGCTCCAGCAAGCCATCTATCACAGCATCATTGATGAACAGCTTGAGATACTTGTGGTAGTCGTAGATGGTGCATTGAGCCTTGCCCTGCTTGTGAAGGAACTCATCCATGGCACGCACCTTAGACACGTTGCAGTCAGAGAATGAGATAATCTTACCCCAGTCCTGCAGAAATCTGATAAACACAGCGTAGCGCTTCTTGGTATGATCATGCACCTTGCGTTCATTCATTCTCTTCTTGCAGTAGTCAATGAATGAAATGTTCTTGTCTTGCTCACCATTGAAAAGCGCAGGAATCAGAGACAAATCCGTGATACCTTCCTTCAACATTTTGTTCAAGACGATGCGACCACGCTCCTCAAATGCTTCCAGCTGCTCGTTGAGTACAGCAGCATCCTTGTGCTTGATAATGCGATTTTGGTTAGAAGACCACTGGTTAGGAGTGACCTTGATACCGGTTGAAATGTACTTGCGCTCAGATTTGTAACTGAACCGCAATTCGATGGAAACTGGCTTCTGTGAAGTCCCTCTCTTCAACCGATTGTGAACGAAGCTTAAATTAATACTAGCCATTTTGATAACATAATTTTACGGAGTTGATAACATTTTGATAACACACCCCAAATTTGACATTTATTATCGTGACAGCTAATTTGGCTGGTTTTCAGAGAGTTAAGGTGTTTTTAGACGTAGACCAGTCAACGACCAGTAAATATCAGCCTATTCTAGCACCAAGAACGCCCCTAAACGAAAAATACGGAGATAAGTGCTTGATTATAAGCGACTTACATCCGTATTCTTTTTAGATAAAATTCTATTTCTAACGTTATTTTGTAACGACTGAGTGATTCCGTTGGGGTCTCACCGAAAAATATCTTACTATCTAACTAGCAGTCACTTACTTTACGACTGCAAAGATAATGATAACTTTTTTATAACACAAATTTTTTGGTAATTTTCTTTGATATTTATACGGTTTTAAAATAAGAAAAGCGTTATAAGTAGTTTAGTATCAGATAGTTATAGGCTTTCTTTAGTTTTTGTTGGTTAAAGAGTGTATAAATGCTTGGATATGTGTACATGAAGTTGTAATTTTGCACTCGTCAATGTGACGATTGATGTTGAGAACTTCGATATATAAACCTGCTTCAATAGGTTCAATATATACAATCACGAAATCCCTAGGTCGGCGTCACACGACTTGGGGATTTTTATTTTCCCCGAGTTTTTGGCAAAACATACGAGGTTTCATCAGTATCGTCCTCTTCGGTTTACCTGCCGATATATAAAACGACCCTAACTTAGAAAGATATATCCCTCTAGTCCTGCTCTGAGCGACCAACCTCAACAGGCAACGCACGAGCCGAAAGGCTTCCACTGGGACGAAGAAGGCTTGCGGAATGGCTTTTCTATTTCTAGGTAAGATTTTGATATTTGGTACTCTTTGAGTAGGTAAATATATAATTATATAAAACCAAATTTCAAGTCGGTCAATCCTCGCTCCATAGTGGTGTGCGGAAAAGGTTGGGGTGTACCCTTAAATGAAAGTCGAACTAAAAAAGATAGCTTATGAACAAGAAATTGAGATTGCTGGTGACTGCAAAGTGTCACAACAAGTGTCCTATGTGCTGTAACAACCAGTTCGATATTGAGAAGATTCCGGTTGTTGACAGATTAGACTACGATGAGATTAGTATCACTGGTGGAGAGCCTTTGTTGGCTGAATTTGGTTATAAGACTTTTGATCTTGTTGATAGTATTAAAAATATACAGCAAACTATGGGTTTGCTGGAATCGAAGTTTTATCTTTACACTTCATACTTCGACGATGTAACCCTCATAATTTGCAGCGATAACTTTGATGGAATCTGCCTTACCCCTCACAAGAAGGTGGATATTGACAAGTTCATTAATATTAATGCCAAGATGCTTGAGCTGAAGAAGCGAGGTAATACTAGTGACAACTTTAACTTCAACTGTTCCCTTCGTCTCAACCTCTTCGCAGACATGAAGGCTCTTCTGCCTAAGGACATCGACCTTTCACTATGGAAGGTGAAGGAAATGGAGTGGATAAAGGATTGTCCGGTACCCGAAGGAGAGGATTTCAGACGTATAGCCAAGTTGTTTTAGAGTTATGTTCAAGGTATTCATAATAATCTCCCTTTGCGTAATCATATCGCAACTGAGTGAGATAAAAGATAAATTATAGCGTATGAAAGAAGAAGATTTACAGAAAGCTATTAAACTGAAGAAAAGCCTTGATGATAAAAGAGAACTTTTGCAGTTTGCAAATAGCCATTATGTGGATTTAAGAGTTAATCTTGAAGAAAGATGCAACAACGAGATTCGCAATGTAGATTACCTTCTCGATAGAGATGTTATCAAAGGACTGAGAGCGATGGTTATCGCCAACATCGAGAAGAGCATTAATGACTTACAAGAAGAATTAGAAAAATTGTAGGCTTATGGGAAGTTTTATAAAATACAAGAAGTGGTGGAAGTCCTTCATGAAAAGAGGATGGTATGATGTTCGATTCCCCAAAAGGCTCGAAACTATACGTCAGTCCAATAGGTTTCGTATTTACATTTGGCATAGCCGTGATACAAGTATGTATCTCACTCTAACAATATTCACCAAGTCAAGGAGAAAGCGAGGTGGGCATGAAGGTTAGGTTAGCTAAGAAACAAATGAAGAAGGCTCGTCCTTACTGGGAGAGCCAAGGTTATAAGTTCAAGCGCAAGGCTAAGATAATCAGGTATTCGTTGAAGTCTTTGCTTGGTGATTATAGCACTAAATGGATATACTACTGCTTTGTGAATATGAATGGACGAATACAAAATTACTTTCCTATCCGAATAGAATCAAAAAGAAAGCGAGGTAAGTATGAGAAGAAGATTCTTTAGAGATTTTAAGGTTCGCATTCCTCGCAAGCTAAAGAAGGCTGCTAGGTATGGTATTGAAAGACGTATATATCCAACGACAGAAGAGAAGGAAACTGCCTTTGGTCATTCATTTATCTATAACGAAAGGGTTGAGTATGTAATAGTAGGAAGGCATACTAAATGGAAAGCAAGGGCACGTTTTGCTGTCATTAAAGAAGATAAGAGACGCCTTGCTTATATGTGGCATAGACAATACGACCGAATGATAACATGGTAACGAAAAAGCAGAGAGCCTAGTGCCCTGCTTTTTTCGTATCTATAGGTATCAGCCGACGACGCTCTTTCTATCATCCGGAATCACGCCACCGTTCTTCTCCAGGAGCATGTCACGGAGTTCCTTGACTACACCTTCCTTCACCAGCAGCTTAACCTTGGTCTCTGCCAGTTCCTTCAACAAGGCTTCGTCTGTGGGCTTATCTTCCTTAAACATCGAGCCTTCACCTCGAAGAAGCCATTCTGCAGAAATGTCTACATAGGTAGACAATATTCTGTCTACAAACTCTAGAGAAGGTTCCTTTGTACCGTTCAGATAGTTGTTTGTAGCAGCAGGTTTGCCACCTACAGCTTCCGCAAACCCTCTGTTAGACAGTCTGTAATAGTCTTTTATTTCATTAATTCTATCCCTTAACCCTTCCATATTTCTTAGTGTTTATAAATGTGTAAATAGATAAATATAATATAAAATATTGCCTACACGCTTGGTAGTTTGCCTACAATTGTGTATCTTTGCACTCGTGATTTGGTCAACGAATCTTCGTTTTCCTATCATTGAGTAGTTTACGTGTGCAAAGATAATAAAAAAGTATGGATAAAATAGTTTTTAAGCCGAAAATTTTGATAAGAAAATCAAAAATAGGCAAAATAGCAAAAACGGTTGGCTGCTGCGATGCGGCAGTCTATGCTGCAATAGCATTCAAAACTAACAGTAAGTTGGCGGTTGATATCCGTGATGTCGCAACTAACCGATATGGGGGAATCCTCGTAAAGAAGTACCCCGAACTGGTAGAAGAGCAATGATGACAGCCGTTAGGCTTTTAGATAAAAATTCTAAGCGTTATTTGTTTGTTTTCCTTCACTCTGCGTGAGCAGGGTGGAGGTTTTGAAAGAGTGGGTTCAAAGCATAATATACAATTTTATTTCATTCTTAAAAAATGTATTTTAGTTATTACGCTTCACTCTGGTTCGTGAGAATAGGAGTGATCTTGGCGCCTTAGCTCAGTGGTAGAGCGCTACAACAAAGGTTGTAGAGGTCGGCGGTTCAATTCCGCTTGGCGCCTCCATAGTTTTGAAATATTGTTATTATATTAAATCCGAATGAAACGGTGACAAAAGAGCGGTAAAGACCAGTGGCAAAATATAGTTGTTTGCGTTGATACTTTTCAGGCGCCACGAACCATAAGGAAATGTTGCGGTCGAGCATTCTACCAACACCTTCATTTTAAATATGTAACAGTTTCTCAAACAATCCCATTGCCAGTGTTTGTGGGCATTTGTTCTTTGACATATTGGAAAAAGTTGAATATATTTGAGTTCTTATGTTAGAAATGCAACAAGCTTTAATGATGTTGATTAGCCATAATTGATATATAAAACAGATTCGAGTTGCATTTCTCGGACGGTGAGCATGGCTCTTAAATTCATGGTAGCGCATGATGCCGTATATTGCAGAATAGCTCAGTTGGTTAGAGCAAGCACGTAACAGATGTGTAAATCCTTAGCATATTCTTATCAAACCGTGCAACTGGTCGTGGGTTCAAGTCCCACTTCTGCAACTCTATTATTAGATAGTTTATTCAACAATTTGTTTTGTCCAGTTGCAGCGGCAACATAATGGGCGGAAATATGAGTTAATAATCTACTCCCTGCTCGTCCGTGAGGATAGGCAGGATTTAATCTTAACTTCAAAAACAGAAGCGTATGCTGAAATTATTCTCAACCCGGTCCTATCAAGATCGGGTGAACGAAATATATAAAGAACTGGAGCATAATCCGTGGTGTCCCATCCGGCACTTCGAACTGTGCCTGAGGAAAATCAATATGCTTAACTCTCGAATCAAGAATCTCTCAGCAGATATGGGAAGAGAGGAAGGCGAGTATGATACATTATAATATTATAAGGTATGGTTCTGAAAAGAAAAACTCCCCTCAAAAGGACTCCAATAAAGAAAACTCCTTGGGATAAAGCCAAGAAGGAGCAGGAAAGGAAGAAGGCAAAAGCCGGACTTAGCAAAAGTAAGCTGAGAGATAAGCTTGATGCCATCTTCTCCAAATATATCCGATTGAAATACTCTGATAAGAACGGTTATTGCCGGTGCATCAGTTGCGGCAAGGTTTTTCCTTGGAAGGAAATTCAGAATGGGCATTACATGTCTAGACGTTACATGTCAACCCGATTCAGTGAAGATAACTGCCGACCGCAATGCGTAGCCTGCAATATCTTCAACCAAGGCAATATTCAGATGTATCGCAGGGCGCTCATCAAGCAGATTGGCGAACAGAGAGTTGACTTGATAGAGGTTCGGGCAAGGCAGGAGACCAAGAACTGGTCTTTGTTCGAGTATAAGACAATGATAGATTTCTATCAGAAAGAAGTAAACAAGCTTCTTGAAGAGAAGCACTTAACAATATAATTTTTTATGAGTAAAATAGGTACAAGAATTAATGTGGATGCAGAACTTAACTGCTTCCCGACAAAAGCGCATCCTACAGATGCAGCGTATGATCTCTTTGTTCGGCAGAGTGTTGAGGTCTATCCTCACAGCCGTTTCTTTGTTCCGCTTGGTTTCCGAATACAGCTTCCTTCCAACATGAAAATGCTGATTCAACCAAGAAGCGGGCAGTCGGGCAAGGGAATGCTACTGGAAGTTTATTTCCCAAAATGGCTAGGGCATGATTACTTAGGCAAGGTAAGAGAAAATCTTGACGAGGTAGTCGGGTTGGTGGATTGCGGATATGGTGAAGAAGTTCATTCCATCGTCAAGTCGGGCAGATGGAAATTGAAGCACCGCATCATGCGACTGCTTGGCTTCAAGTTCTATATTGCTTCTGGCTCACGCATCTGCCAAGGCGCTTTCACTTATGTCCCCGACACTAACCTGGAAGCAGGACCTGTCAACGGAACTCGCAGCGGTCTAGGCTCTACCGATTAGCTTATGGACGAGCAGCATATCATCGGTAAAATCAGAGAAATGATGCCCGATGAGCACCATAAGCCCAGCGGAGTTCTTTATACAAGGTTGAAGCTGGCGATACAGCAGGACGTGTCTTCTATTCTTTCCCGTCTGTTCAAGGCAGGAAAGATAAAGTACAACAGAACGCTAAATGATATTTTAATAAACATAAACGACAATGAGCAACAAGAACATCAGACAGAATCACTTCAACAGAATCAAGAAGGAACTTGATGAAGTTGATAAGGCAGGAGACAACTCCAAGCACTTCCGGTGTATCGTATTGATGGGTGACAAAAACGTTCCGAAGGCTTACTCCTTCCTTCATGCGTCACCCGAAGACCTGAAAAACCTTATCTTGAACGCCATGCGCAACAGCGACCAATTCACTTACGCAACCGCTAAGGCGTTCGAACAGTACGATAAGGAGTTAAGAGAAAAAGAAACTATAAAAGAAAATAAAGATGAAGAAAATCCAGTTCAAGAAGCTTAGACTTCTCAACTTTTGCGGAATCCGCAATGCAGAATATGAGTTCTGTGAAGACATCACCGTCATATCGGGCAAAAACGGATTAGGAAAGAGTACGATAGTCAACGCTATCATGTATGCGCTCTTCGGCAAGGACATCAGCGGCAATTCGCTCGACATCAAGACATTCGACAAGGACCACAACATCATCAAGGAGATTCCTCATGAGGTGGAGCTTACGGTTAGAGTCTACTACACTGGCACGGAGCCAGCAGGGCAGGGCAATATTGTCTTGAAGCGTACACTCACGGATTCATGGAAGGGCGACGAGTGCAGAAACACCTTCAAGTATTATTTGGATGATGAAGTTGTTACTGCTGGCGAGTATAAGAAAGCGGTGGATGCTATCTGTCCGGAAGACGTTTTCCGTCTCTGCTCGTCAACAAAGGATTTCGTTTACCGCACATGGCAGGAGCAGCGCAATAAGTTGCAGGCACTTGTAGGCGATATTACCACCGAGGATATTACGGGAGGCAACAGCAAATATGATTTTGTTGTTGAAGCCTTGAAGAAGCAGGATATTGACAAGCTGGTCCACCACATCAAGTACAAGCGAAAGGAGGTGCAGGAGCAGTTGGATGCTGTACCTATCCGCTTGGAAGAGCTGAATAAGTCACTGCCCGAAGCGCAGGACTGGGAAGCATTGACTGACGAGAAGACCCAGCTCAACGAGAAGCTGGTGTGGTACACCAACAAGATTCAGGACATTCGTACTGGTGGAGCTGACAAGGTAAGACTTGATGGAATCCGTAAGAAGATAGAATTTGCCGAGAAGCGCAAGCGAAACATGGAGACGAGCGCTTACAATCTCGCAACAGAGAACGCAACTAAGCATCAGAGTGACGTGATCACATCGGACGTTGCCGTCAAGAAGGCTCAGAGCACAGTGGACGAGCTGAAACAGAAGATGAGCGGTTACAGCGAGACCGATATACACGCCAAGCAGCAGAAGGAAGAATGCGAGAAGAAGGCAGATGAAATCAACGACAAGATAGATGAAACCACAAAGCGCTCATGGGTTTGGAACGCAGAAGACGGAATCTGTCCGCATTGTGGTCAGGCTCTCCCTGCAGCTGACGTTGAGAGAATCAAAAATGAATCAGAGAAGCGCTTCAATGACAGAAAGGCTGACGATTTGAAGGCTCTTGATGAAGACTTCACCAAGCTTCAGCACACCTACACGGAGTTGAAGAATCTGCTGGAGAAGACCGACGAGGAGCGCAAGATAACTACAAACCAGTTAGTGGAAGCTCACAAGGTCCTCAAAGAAGCCGAATATCACAAGCTGGAGGTTGATGCTGAGGTTCCGGATACCTACGAGCAGATTCTTGCCAAGAAGGAAGAATATCAGCAGGTAGTGAAGGAACTTGCAGACTTGCAGGCTGAACTCGACAAGCCATCCGAGACCAGTTCGGAAGAAACCGCAAAGATGCTAGCCGAACTCGAAAAGGAGCGTGAGCCTATCGGAATCAGATGCAATGAGGTGTTGGAACTCCTTGCAACAAAGGAAACCTTCGACCGCATCAGTACCCGCATTGAGGATATAAACAAGGATAAGGAGACCTATCAGACTCAGCTTGACGCACTCGATGAGGAACTTGACATCGCAAACGAATACAATCAGAAATCTTGTCAGTTGCTCGAAGACCGGGTAAACGGACATTTCGCTTATGTGAAGTGGAGTCTGTTCAAGACTACGCTTGATGGAGAGAAGAAGCCGTTCTGTGAGTGCTACCATGTGGGTGTACCTTACAGCCGACTCAACACCGCTGCAAAGGTGAATGCTGGAATCGACATCGCTTACACCTTCGCAAGATACAATGAAATCTCAGTCCCGATGCTGCTCGATGAATGCGAGAGCGTGAACAGACCACTGTATCATGGCGGTCAGCAGATCCGATTGAACGTGACAACAGACGCTGAGTTGAAGTTTGAATATCCATACCTTGCGGTTATGGAATAATACTTTAGTAAATAATGTGTAATACTTTAGTAAATAAAAAATAAATTTACAATCATGGCAGATAAAATTAAGTTGATAGTAGAGGTCGATAAAGACCTTGTAAAGGGTTTGTTCGCTTTGGGCGGTGGTCTGAAAGACGACACATCATCAGATGTTGTAAAAGAGTGGATTAACGAGCATGATAACGTTGAGCTTCCTGCTAGCGTAATTAACGACATTCCGGAAATGGGAGCGGCAATGGCAACGCTTGTTCTTTTAGGAATTTCAAAGGATATTAAAAAAGATAAGGAGAAGTAATCATGGCAGAAACAGCAGTAGCAAAGCAGCCTTCACAGAAGGCGCTGGCAGTAAAGAACTTTCAGGCGGTAATGAACAATAGTTATTACCAGGCCCTTTTACAGAACACCTTGAAGGAGAACAAGGGAACTTTCACAACAAGCTTGATGGAGCTTGCCACATCGGACGAAAGCCTTCTCCAGTGCAACCCGAATGCTTTGATGGCAGAAGCTCTGAAAGCAGCATCCCTGCATCTTCCGCTCAACAAGCAGTTGGGACAGTGTTATATCCTGCCTTTCAAGAATCATGGAGTACTGACTCCTACGCTGGTAGTGGGTACCAAGGGTTATCTCCAGTTGGCAATGCGTACCGGCAAGTATGAGACCATCAATTCTGATGTGGTGTATGAGGGCGAGCTGAAAGGCTATGACAAGGTGACCGGTAATCTCGACTTGTCGGGTATTCGCACATCAAATGTGCCAATCGGATACTTCGCATACATGAAGATGAAGAACGGATTTTCCAAGCTTCTCTACATGTCGCTCGATGAAGTTTGCCTTTACGCCAAGCAGTATAGCCCTACCGTCAAGTTTAAGGACGGTGTTACATCGGAAACCTTGAAGAATTTGGCATTAAAGCAGGCTGCATCGGGAGTAAGCGATGGAGTGGGCTGGTATTCCAACTTCGAGAGTATGGCATTGAAGACCGTACTTAGAAGACTCCTCTCAAAATGGGGCGAGCTTTCCATCGAGAATAACGATATTCTCAACATTGACGAAGCTCCATCTGCCGAGCAGCAGCGAGACGAGGAGTTTGCCGAGGACAAGAAGATGATCGTGGTTGATGCTGAGACAGGAGAGATTAATCAGCCTGCAAATGATGCCAGCGCTGCACCTGCAGAACCTCAGACCAGTAGTCATAGAAAGTTAGTCTAGTATGAAGCTAATCATTATCGGTTCTTCATCGCAAGGCAATTCGTATGCCCTTCAATCAGATTCGGGAGAAATCCTGCTGATTGAAGCAGGCGTACCCTTGAAAGAGGTGAAAAAGGCTATCGGGTACAAGACGAGCAAAGTGGTAGGGTGCATTATATCCCACGTCCATGGGGACCATGCCAAGTGCATTCCCGAATATCTGAGGGCAGGAATCAATGTTTCTTCAAACGATGAAGTGGCAGAGAAATATCCGGGTGTTGATACGATGTATGAGAACATCACATTCCGTTTTGGAAAGTTTGGTGTAACCCCATTCCCAGTAGAGCATGATGCAAAAAACTTCGGGTATCTGATTCATGAATCATCCTATGGCACCATCTTCTTCGCTACGGATTGCTACAATCTGCATTTCTGCATCCAAGGGTGCAAGACCTATCTTGCAGAGTGCAACTATTCGGACAGTATGCTAGACAAGGCTACAGCAGAAGGCTTAACTCCTAAAAGACAAGCAGACCGCATTCGGTTATCCCACATGAGCATGGAGCACGCCATTTCTTGGCTGCATGACTGTGACGTAGAGCACTGTGCCCGTAAAATCATTCTTATCCACGGTTCTGCCCGCCACCTCATCCCGAATGCAGCAGTAAGTAAATTCCAGCAAGTTCTAGGCGTTCCAACCTATTACGCCAAGGCAGGACTTGTAGTAAATCTAACGTAATTATAAGAATAAATATGAGTGTATACAATCTCAACAATCCAAACGACTATCTACGTTTCTTCAAGGACATTGAAAGATACAAGGACAATAAGCAGGTTATCGAAGTAAAGAAGTTCCATCCTCAGCAATCTGACAAACAAGCCCGATACATTCACTTCATGATCAGCTATTGGGCATGGAAGAATGGGGAAACCTTCTATGATACTTTGCATAAGATTCAGCTTCACATAGCGCCAGTGCCTTTCTATACCGGAGAAAAAGACAAGCAGGGCAACGATGTCTTCAAGCCGCTTTCTGCCCTTACTACAGCAGAAGCAAGCAGCGTTATCCGCAACTTTCTCGACTTTGCCGGCATGAACGGAACACCTATTCCGGAAATTGACGACAAGGTTGGCTTGGCTTATTGCAAGAAGGAACTGGAAAGTGCAGATGGTTGGGTATAATTAATTTAAACTTGAAAGCTTATGAAAACATTTAAGGAAATAATCAAAGCGGCGAAAGAATATTCTGACCAAGAACCGCTGCAAGATGCTTTCCGAGAAGGTGCACGTTATGCTGTTACAGGAAAGTATTACAAGCCTTCCGAGCTGTTTAATGAATCAAAGAAGGCTCTTACAAAAGCCGAGCCTATTTTTGAGGGACATAACGATTCCTTTGAAGATTGGTGGAACATGTATAACAAAAAGCGTGGCAAGAAGAAAACAAAGCAGAAATGGGATAGACTCACCGTAGCCCAACAGGTCGCTTGTTTGAACGCAACTCCTAACTACGTAGCCTCCACTCCCGACCCAGTATACAGAAAAGACCCACTCACTTATCTCAATGGTGAGTGCTGGAATGACGAAATAATCCAAAAGCAGAACAATGAGCAACAACGAGCTATCAACCTCACAGCCAAGGCAGCAAGAATCCTTGGTTCCGATTATCAAGGATAAGCCGGGTTACGTTCGCCCAGTCTCCTACACAGATGCTATCACAAAGAGTAAAGCCACCTTGCTTGACATTCAGAAGCAGGGTGGGCTACGCTCTCTGGTCGGATGGGTCAAGGGCAGACTGATAGAACTCTTCACCTTCCTTGGAGTCTTCGACATCGTTACTGAGTTCCAAATACAGATGCTTGCCACAAGAATCTGTGTAAAGTATCACTATTGGACCACCACCGAACTTGACTACGCTTTCGTTCAGTTCATGGAAGGTAAGTTCGGTAAGCTCTATCAGCACAAGCATGATGAGGGCAATACTACCATCAATCCGCAAGAGATACTGGTTGCTCTCGATTCTTACCAAAAGGAGCTTCTCGCAGAGCGTGGTAGGGTGGAGGACGAACTAAAGAAGCAGGAAGAAGCCCGAAAAGCAGCCGAAGATGCAAAGAACCCCCTCGGCGCGGAAGGCTTCAAGGCTTATTGCGCCAAGAATGGTTTGAATCCTGCAACTCATCGTATAGCATCGGTCAATATAAAGGAGCATGACATCAATCAGATTCTCTACAAGACCGAGGCAGAAAGGGAAATAGCGGAAAGAAAGTTCTACCGGCAAGATAGACAATAGTAAATCATTTAAAAACGAAGAAATCATGAATGCAAATAACATCACAGTTATCACGCTGGCAGTCTTGTGGCTGGCAGCAATAGCAGTCGTAGTCTACGACCGCATCAAGTATAATAAATATTATTCAAGCCAAGGTAAGCTGATCGTCCTTCGCTTCAACAACTCTGCCGCAAGAAAGGCATTGGAAGAGCAAGGTTTTAATCTATGCCAGTGCGCCTACTTCAACACAAACCGTTATCTCTTCACCACCGAAGGTGACCGTATCTGCGGTTTCACGGAAGAATGCACTCATCTTATCGAGGATGCTCGTAAGCATCATCAGGAAGTGATAGAGTGTGATAATGTCGGTATGTTTATCAGTGAAGTTAAGAAACTTCAGCAGGAGTATGGAATTAATGAGGAGGGATAGCAATGAAAACATTTGTATTTGATGTTATGCTCAACGGAAGATTCATCTGCACATTAAAGTATAAATATTGTGCGCTCTTCCCAATAGATTTTGAAGATTTAGAGAAGTTCGTCCTTAAAAAGAGACCTACTTTGAAAGGTAAGGATTTTAGAATTGCGTTTTGATTATGAAAGAGCTTAAAGTTGGAGAAAGAGTAACTGTTACTCTTGAAGTTGTTGAGCAGGATGGTTGCGATGGTTGTTTTTTTAGTATTGATGGTACGTGTTATAACCCGACCAGAAATGGTTGGGCAGATGGATTTCAGTGTGAGCCAGAAGACCGTTCTGATGGCAAGAGCATAATATTTAAAGAAGTGAAGAAGTAAAGCGTATGGCACAGAAATATATTATTGGTGACTTGGTAAAAGTCATTCTTGATAACGAAGAACAAGTTGTAAAAGTTATAGGTTATGACCCTACGTACAAAAGGTACTTATTGACAAATAAGTATATTGATGAAACTCGAGGTTATATATCTTTTGCCGAAGATAAAATCAATCCAATCTGCCTAACTCGAAAGATTCTAGAGAAGAATGGATGGAGTAAGGGACAAATATACTTTAGGAATAGTCGTATTCCAAGAATTAAACTTTGCACAGACGGTGGAATCAGTTGGTCTGTTTCAATAAATGATGATATTATGGGAAGTTATATCAATTATGTTCATCAGTTGCAGCATATCCTATTTGCTTTTGGTATTGAAGAAGAAATTGAGGTGTAGGTATGTTGGTAATATTATCAATAATATTCATAGCTATAGGAATAGCATTTATGTATGTAGGCATAAGAATTTGCAGAGATTTATGGTTTGCTCATGAATGGCTGATTATTTTTGCAATAGGCTTGTGTTTTATTTTTATGGCTATAAAACAATTAATGGAGGTGTAGGTATGAGTGTAGCAACACAAGTAAACCACCATTGTCCTTTCTATGGAAGAAAATGTTACCAATGCGGTTATTGGAATCGTAGAGGAAATGAATGTGAGATAATAACTCATCAAGACAGAAAAATTTGATGTTTAACGCCTTCGGGTATAAAATATAATAGTATGCTTATAAGTGAATTTATTCAACAGCTTCAAGACCTTTATGATAATGAAGGTGATATGGAGATAGTGATGATAACAGATAGTAATAGTTTCGGTAGTGAACCTCATCTTCGTAAATCATCATTTTACGACCAGTTTGAAATTATAAATTATTAACCGCCTTCGGGCATAAATTTAAGAACATGATACAGAATATAATAAAAAAGGTGCTACGTAAGTGGCTAAAGAAGACTGTTTATAGTAAAGATTTACTAATAGCCAATAACATAGCACGATTTGAGTGGGTTTACAATTCACCTCTTCATCAGTGGAGAGATAGAATCTGGGTTGTCAATCATTACCCTTTCAAACAAAAAGAAGGGTATGACAAATGTCTAAAAGAGTATCTTTACAAATAACTCTTTTCTATCAAATCTTTTAAATCATCAAGTTTAACTTTGGTTGCAAAAGTTTCACCTGTTGAAAGTTTGATACAGCAAACATCGTCTTCTTCATAGAATTTAACGATGTGGTCAGGGTTGATAACACACATGTATGTGCAATCCTCTGACATTAATTTAACTAAATGCTTCATATCGTTTATATTTTTAAAATTAAGCGGTACAAAGATAATAATAATTTTCGAGAAGCAAGCAAACAAAATGATATTTTTAAAATTAAGCACTTTATTTTATCATCGCTTGCTTCTCATTTAACCATCCCTTATGGGATATAAATATAAGTAATATGGAAGAAAGAATGTTTTTGGTAATAGTAAAAGGCGAAATTAATGAGTCTGAAATGTCATTGAAAAGAGCTATTA